GAGAGACATTAACCATGATATCAGGTCAATAGAAACTAGGTATCAGTTTCCTGATACCTAGTCAATGCCCTTAGTGTGTTAAGAATATGACTTGCCTGTTGGGTTGATCCCAACATAGCGTACAAGATCCGCACCCATCGTGCCCTTGCTGTTCAGGGCATATGATAGCTTTGCCCTTTTCTGGTGATTGTAGGGCTTCGCTGTTGGCGCTATAGGCAAGATCCGGCCTATCTGACCAACGGATAGAAAAGCGCTTGCCAAAAGCTTGCCGGGTTTCATCAATTGCCCGGGCAATCTTGCGCTCTAATGGTATAGGGCTATCCGGGTGATTGTGTGTATATCCCCAAATTGCAATATTGGGATATTGTTTGAGCCAATTTGCCCAAGCTTTAACATAGTCTGGTGACCAGAAATCGCCAAGAATATGTAAACGGATTAATAGAAGCTTGCCCTTGTGTTCTTCTAGCTCTTGCCCTATGCGATTGATTAGCTCTTGCCCATGCTCTAGCCTATGGGCAAAGGGCATGTTATTCCCAAAGCATGTATTCCAGTGATGGCATGATGATGGGCACGTGGCGCGCTCTTCTAGCGTCAAGGTCATGATCTTATAGCCCTTGAACGCGCCGGACTTGACGCCGGTTTTCAGCTTTTTATTACTGGAAAACTTTAGGACTTTGTACGGATAATCTGCAAGCTTGCGCTTGCTCTTCTGATATCGTGTTGCTGTTAACATGGTTTTGACCTCTCTCTATTAGTTTATATTGTAAGACTATCCTATATCATATGGGATAGGATAACAAGCGATTATTTTATATATCATGCGGCCTTGCGTCTTGCGGCCTTTACCCGTTATCGTTTTTTCTTTTCTATACGGCCTTGCGTCTTGCGGCCATCACGCGCCCCCCCTGCTTTCTTTTATATACTGGCAAGAAAAGACCCCAGCCATGTTATGGCTGGGGTTAGTCTAGGGAGGGTGCTAGGTATTGCTGGCTATGCCATCCGCCCCTAGCTGGCGGAATTAGTCGTCATACATATGAGTTAGAATGATAGTATACATGATCAAGGCTAGCATGCCAATTATTGTTAATCCTGCCCCTATGATCACCGTAGGCGTGACCATGCTATCGATCATGCCTACTCCGAAAACCATGGCGGCAATTGCCGCCATGATCTGTAAGCATATGAATATGGTTTTCATGACGCGAATTCCCAGTCAATGCCATACATATCATCCTGCCAGTAGTCTTCGTAAGCGCAATCAACAGCTTCAGCAGGGGTTAAACCATCATCATGATAGTCGCGCCATGACGCATCCGGCATATCCATAAGGCCAATGCCAAGCTTGCCGCATACGATCTTATTGCATTGCTGTAACCATGTTTGAAAATTATCCATTATATCACTCCATTAGATTATTATAGGATGATCCTAGACCATTGCTAGCCTAGGATCAAGGTTAAATGTTAGCTAGCGATCGAATAGCGCATGTTTCGCTTTCCGATCCTAGTGATCGTGAAGCGCTTGCTAAGATCGGTTAGCAGACTATTCACGGAGCTTGGTTTAAGGCCAGTGAATGAAGCGATCTGCTTTCTGGTAAATACCCCATTTCTTAGCAGGGTGATGGCCTTGTCTAAGGTCTTTTCACTAAAGCCGTGACCTTTAACTGGCTTGGCCTGCTTGCCTACCTGAACACCGTTCAGATCGATTGTGAAATCAGGGGATATATCTTTAAGCCAGATCCCGTGAAGCTCCCCATCATGGGTGATCCAAACAGTGATATGATCATCACTGTTTTTCTCAATCTCGAGATGGGTAGCATTGCTGATATTGGTATGAATATTAATAGTCATTAGTCACTCCATTAGACTATGGGGCTAGCTTGCGCTAGCCCCTGTTGGTTTATTTAAGCCGGATATACGGCTTGGTTTCAGAAGTAATGGTATTCTGGGCGTACCATTCTTCGCCCACATATGCCTTGATCGTATCGATCGGGACATATGATCTGGTCGACCGGACAACATTGAACATAGGATATTGATCCGGTGAATTGATAACCTTGTCGCTGATCGCTTTCAGTTCAGCTTCAAGAACCTTGATCTGGTTCTTTAATTCCATGAACCGAGCAGGGATAGCCTGCTTGCTGATCGCTTCGAGATATTCGGTTTTGATATTAGCTAATGTCATTATTCACTCCATAGGTTGTGGGGCTAGCTTGCGCTAGCCCCTGTTAAATTATTTCCAGATATCGGTTGTCTCAACTTCCGTTGAAATAACCCATGCATTGAAAGCATTTCTTAAATGCCCGAGCACGGCGTCATTTTTTCTGGTCAGACCTTTTTTCGCATTGCGTTGATCAATCACAAACCATGCCATGTCTAGCAACTCCCTGACCTTTTCCGCGGTCAGTTGATCATCCGTTTGTGTATCGGATGGGATGATAACGGTTTCAGCATCGAGCAAGTGATTGCCCTGTTGCATGTTGACCAGATTGTATATGTTTTGAACATTCATTAGTTTACCCTCCTAGGTAAGTTAGTGATCCATCATCTTTGTGATGATGTAATCATCATATCAGATCATATGGGATAATCAACATAAGAAAACATAGTAATGTGTCAGTAATTTGACACATATCGGGGTTACTTTCCCAGATCGGCAATCGGATCGCGATCCGCCGACCCCCCACCCCCCTATTTGAGGGGGGAGTCATCGCGTACACCCGCCTCCGTTGTTGGCTTGATAAATTCATTCAGCTGTATTATCGTTCGGCTATGGATATGAACCTACACGCCCTTTCTGACGAAAAGCTAAAAGAACTGCTGCTCCTCGAAGAGCAGCTAAAGCGCATTGACACCCGTGAGGCTGCCCAAAAAAGCTTCATGGCGTATGTCCAGCATGTCTATGACGGCTTCATCGTCGGACGGCACCACAAAATCATTTCAGAAAAGCTCGAACGCATTGCGGATGGTACCTTAAAGCGTTTGATAGTGAACATGCCTCCCCGACATTCCAAGTCAGAGTTTGCTTCTTATTTGATGCCATCGTGGTTTCTAGGTAGAAATCCGAAATTAAAAATCATTCAGGCTACCATGAACACCGAACTTGCTGTAAGATTCGGTAGAAAGGTCAGAGATTTGATTGCGGATCCCGTGTATCACGAGATCTTCCCAAAGACTGACCTGAAACCGGACAGCCAAGCAGCAGGTCGATGGGAGACTAGCGCTGGTGGGGAATACTTTGCAGCCGGGGTGGGCGCTGCAATGACTGGTCGTGGTGCTGACTTACTGATTATTGATGATCCGCACTCGGAACAAGATGCGTTATCCAGTACAGCCTATGACAATACATACGAATGGTACACTTCGGGTCCTAGACAGAGACTTCAACCGGGAGGGACGATCATCATCGTCCAAACCCGGTGGTCAAAGAAGGACCTGACGGGGAGGTTACTGGCTGCCCAAGCCAAGGATATGATGGCTGACCAATGGGAGGTAGTAGAATTCCCTGCCATTATGCCATCGGGGGAACCGCTCTGGCCTGAATTTTGGAAAAAGGACGAGCTTCTCAAGGTAAAAGCCTCGCTGTCTGTCAGTAAGTGGAATGCTCAGTGGCAACAAGATCCCACTTCTGAAGAGACAGCTGTCATCAAACGGGAGTGGTGGCGCGAGTGGAAGCACGATGACATTCCTAATCTGGACTATGTTATCCAATCGTACGATACAGCGTACTCTAAAAAGGAAACCGCTGACTATTCTGCCATCACGACGTGGGGTGTTTTCCAGCCATACAGCAATGGTGACGAGCACATCATCCTTTTGGATGCGAAGCGCGGTCGTTGGAACTTTCCGGAGCTAAAACAGATTGCTTTGGAAGAGAACGAATACTGGGAACCGGACCTGATGCTCATAGAAGCGAAGGCTTCAGGTACCCCGCTGGCTGACGAGATGAGGTTACTGAACCTCCCTGTCGCTACTTTTGCCCCCGGGCGTAGACGGGGCGGGGGTGGTTTAGACAAAACTACTCGTATGCATATGGTGTCCCCCATTTTCGAATCCGAGAAAGTGTGGTATCCTAGCGGTGAGAAGTTTGCCGACGAGGTTATTGAGGAAGTTGCATCATTTCCCAATGGCGAACACGATGACTTTTGTGATAGTATGACAATGGCCTTGATGCGTTTCCGTCAGGGTGGATTCATCAGTTTGAATGGGGAAGAACTTGAAGACTGGCTCCCGTCGGATCGTAAAAGAGAATATTATTAAGCCCAAGATCCGTCTTGTGCCTAACCGTTTCTCGCGTCTTATGCTCCCAGAAAAACGTAAACCAACGAGACTGGCGTAATGGCTGAGAAAAAACCCGTACCAATTCCACGAGCAAAACCCGCAGAACCAAAGGGCATTACTACTCTAGACAACCAAGCTGCTGACCACGCACGTCGTATGGGGTTACTGGAACTTCGTGCGGATTATGACGATCTGCTTCAAACGGACCCACTCGCACGTCTCGGTTTTGACATAATTGAGCGTGGCTTTTATCCAAATAAGGAAACATCAGACTACGGCGGTAAAATTGTTACCATGCTAACGTCTCCGGAGGGAAAGGCTTATGCACTGGCAGGTCAGATGGTTCCGAGCGAAGAGGCTATTAGAGCGGTCGGAGAGGATCCGAAAACACATGCTGACGAAATATCCTCGCTAGGAGTACAGCGGATGCTGCGGGAACAAGGCGTAAGCCAACCCAGTCTCCCACCGTCCGAGGGAGCTACGGTTTTCTATACCCAGTCTACAGCGGAAGGCCCAGAGTACATACTAAACACAGAAAATACCCGTCAAATACTGTTGCACGAGTTATCTCATTTAGGTGCAATGGCACTTCGAGCAGACCCTAGTTTGGCTGACACAGTGACTGTTAAAAAATTTAACGATCCTTACATTGGTTCTAGCTATGAAGAGTCTCTTTTAGATGCCCGTGATTATCTTGCTAGAAAAAACTATTACGATCAAAATGAAGAAAAAGATTATTTTGGGAAGATAGAAGCTTATGACCTTTTAAGGAGCGCCCCATCCACCATCAAAATGATGGAAGAGACAAATGCGTTGGCGGAACAAGCTCTAGCTAATCGTGGTGTACCTCCGCAGGTTACTTATAAGGCAAAAGGCGGCGTAGCAGCCACAAAAATGAAACAAGGTATTGGTAATTTATGGGGCTTGTTTAACTAATGTTATCCACCGAACAACTAGTCGCGTTAGCAAAAAAGAATCCTGAAAACAAACGTCTTCAGGAAGCCGTTGCTATTGGTCAACGCATGGACGCTGATCCCGAGTTCCGCGCACAGAGACGCGGAGAGTTTCAGCGTGAGTTTTTAGAAGGCGTAAAGTTTGCTCCTTTTCGGATTGTTGGTGGTGTGGTTGACCTAGCTAACTTGCCCGGGCAAGCACTGGGCATTGCTCCAGAAAAACCGTTTCTAGGTTCAGATTACTTAATTGATAAATACGCTGACCTTGTTGAGGGTGCAGGCGGGTCCTACCGTCGTCCTACAGGCAGCGGTGCTGAGTTAGCTGGTGACATTATCGGCAGCACCTTGAACGTAGCTGGTGCTACCAAGGGCTTGTCTCGACTATTTGGCAAGGCTTTCAAGAAAGGTCAAGGAGCCGAGGTCCAAGGAACGAGCGCCGCGCAGCTTGATACTCCGATCTCCGCCCCTGCCACGGTGACCGATGTCGAGACAGGTACAACCTCGGTCCTCGAACCTCCTGCTCCGAAGGCTGGTTTTGGTGAGGTTAATCCTAAAACCACGGCTCCCGGTACTAAGCCGGGTGGTCTTGGTGAGTTTGGTATCAACCCACCTGTTATGGAGGATTACAGCACCCTGTACGGGTCAACTTATTCTCCTGTCGAAAACGCTTTTTCAGACGTAAAGACACTTGGGTTCTCCCCTAATTTAGACAAGCCTTCTTTGACCGGGGAACAGATTGTTGCCCGTTTGAAGAAGCAGCCTTCTGTCACAGATGCTGAACTACAGTATGGTGGTTTAGAAGCTTTCTTCCTTGATCCTGCAAACAAAACCCGCAAGATGTCATGGGAAGAAGCTAATGCTGCCGTATCAAAACGGCAAGCGGACTTGGGGTACGACGAACTAACTGGCTCGCAGACTGTCTATGAAGGTGATCAGCGGCTAATGCGAGAAGAGGCGGGAGAGTACACTGAAATAGTTTTTCAGGATAACAAAGCAGCTGAGTTGCCCGGGGGAGATACAAGTGAATTCACCCATTATTCAGATATGCCGGGGGTTATTGGTCATGCTAGAGGCACATACATAGACGATGCTTACGGGACGAGGGGTTTTTTGGTTGAAGAGATTCAGCCTGACCTCACACAACATCTACGCATTGATCCAAAGACTGGTCAAAACCAGAATTTTTATTTGGGTGTTGAAGAGGCAACTCCACAAAAAATTGCGGAAATAGAAAACGAACTGACCGAGATAGCAAACACGCCAGAGTTGAAGGGCTACTTTGACACTAGCGCGGAGATAGCTGCTCTTAAAAAACAAAAGCAGGAACGAAGAAATGCTATTAATCAAGAACTGTTCGCGGAATTTACGGCGAAGAGAGATCGGGCGGAGGCAACATTAAATCAGGCGCGTGAGAAATTTATGCAGTCGATTGAGGCAGACCCAGCGCTAAAAGAGCTGGCAGACGATTTTTATCAAGCAGCAGCGGTAAACGGAGATTTTCGACAGCTCCGCGACGGTAGTATAACCCCCTTGACAAAGTTAGATGGGTGGGATGAATTCTCGGCATCTATTCACGACTTTGATTTAGCAAAAATGAAACAGGAATCCGTGTTAACCAACGCACGATACCGCACCGACACTCTGATTGAGAGAGGTTTGGCGGACCCTGAAATAAAAGACTTAAATAGAAGAATAGAGTCTCTTAGTGAAACCGCGCAAGAGTTGTTTGACCAAGGTAACTCAAGGCTTGGTGGATCGATAAGTGACATGGATATTGCCGCCGCGAATACATTTGTTCAAACAGGGCAGATACCCGAATCAAAAACACGGGGCCTTGTCCCTCAGTCTCTTTTTCGTAATGACTTACAGTCTTCCAGATACTTTGTTCACGAACTAATTAGAAGACAGGCTAATAATGATTGGGTACTAGGAAATGACTCAAGCACTGTTTTTTTTCCAGACTACAGAGATATTGCCGCTGCTAGGAGCAAACTGCCAGAAGAAGCAGCAGGATTCAAGACAACCTACGAAGATGCTCCTCAAAAGGTGATTAAGGAACTGCGTGACGCTGGCATAAATGTTGAGGTAAAAAAGATACCTGCCGAAGATTTTGCTGAACTATCGGTAGAGAAAAGAGAAATGATACCAGCACCGGAAACAGGTCTTGGCTTTAGCTTCGGAGAGTACAAGCCAACGATCTCCCGCCCTGTTCTTTCTGTGACATTAGATGAAGCGGCAATAGAAAAACTTACGCAAGGTTCTGTCCGAAGATTTGCAAAAGGCGGCCCGGTTGACCTTCGCTCTGGTATTGGCGACTTGTTTAGGCTATATTCATAGCATCAGGAGATTTTGACATGAGTAATATTCTTATTCCCGGCACAGGCGATGACGCATTGGGCGGGGGTCTTTCAAAAGTCAAGCACGGCAAAAAAGTGGAACAGCGTCTTCAGAATAGAGGTACGGCTAAAAATAGGCGCCCTAGCAAAATGTATGCAGAGAAGGGTCCGCTTTCCGGAAGCCGAGAAGACCGAATGATCACTAAACACGTCAACGAAATGTTGGCTAATCGTCGTGCACGAGCGGCTCATCATCAGGCTAAGTTAGAGGAAATGGAACGTGCTCGTGAAAAGGCACAAAAGCTTAGACAACAGTTGGGGTCAAGTGGTAAGGAAACACCCATGATGAAAGCCCGAGGCGGCACATTCAAAGGAATATTTTAATGGCACTACCACCACAAATGACGGACATGGCTATGGGCCCGGGCGGTCCTGCTGACCTAATGCCGGAAGAAATGCAGGTTGAACTACCCCTCGAGGATCAACTTCCCGAGGGCATAGAGATGATCGGCGAAGAACAGAGTATCGAGGTCGAAGCTGCGTATAACCACAACGCCAACTTAGCTGAAGTACTTGACGACTCGATTCTCGGAGCTCTGTCCTCGGACCTTCAGGACAAGGTTGAGGAGGACATGCAGTCTCGTGAGGACTGGGAAGAGGCTATCAGCAAGGGCTTGAAGTTATTGGGTGTCAATTACGAGGAGCGGAGTGAGCCATTCCTTGGTGCAAGTGGTGTGCATCATCCGTTGTTAAGTGAAGCGGTGACCCAGTTTCAAGCGCAGTCGTACAAGGAGATGTTGCCAGCGGGTGGTCCAGTTAAGACCTCGGTCATCGGAACTCCGACCAGACAGACGGAAGAGCAGGCGCAGCGCGTTGAAGACTTCATGAATTATCAGATCACTGAGGTGATGGAAGAGTATGATCCTGACACGGATCAGATGTTGTTCTATCTGCCACTAACAGGGTCTACCTTTAAGAAAGTTTATTTTGATCCCAACAGACAACGTGCGGTGAGCAAGTTTGTACCTGCCGAGGATTTGGTTGTTCCGTATACTGCCAGTGATTTGAACACGGCGGAGCGGGTAACTCATGTTGTGCGGTACACAGAGAACGAGCTGCGTAAGATGCAGGTTGCTGGTATGTATCGGGATATTGAGCTAACAGCACAGGATGAGGATGATGAAGGACCAATTAGAAAGACTGCTGATGAATTGCAGGGTATTCGGCCTACATATAGCAATGACACTCACACTTTGCTTGAGATACACACTGAGTTGGATCTTGAGGGGTTTGAGGACCTTGACGAGATGGGTGAGCCAACAGGCATTAAGTTACCCTACATTGTCACGATTGACGAGGCTTCTGGACAGGTTCTCTCAGTGGTTAGAAACTACAGAGAAATGGATCCTTTACGACGCAAGCGTCAGTACTTTGTGCATTATAAGTTTCTGCCCGGTTTTGGTTTCTATGGCTTTGGTTTACTGCATACGATAGGTGGATTATCCCGTGCTGCAACCTCCATTCTTCGTCAGCTCATTGACGCTGGTACGCTCTCGAATCTTCCCGCTGGCTTCAAAGCTAGGGGCGTTCGCATACGAAATGATGATGAGCCGCTTTCTCCCGGCGAGTTTCGTGATATTGATGCTCCCGGTGGTGACCTTCGGAATTCTATTATCCCCCTACCATACAAAGAACCTTCTGGTACGCTTGCTCAATTGCTTGGGGTGGTCGTTGATTCGGGTCGACGCTTTGCACAGGTTGCGGACGCAAAGATCGCGGACGTCAACTCACAAGCTCCCGTGGGAACTACGGTGGCACTTATCGAACAAGGATCGAAAATAATCTCGAGCATCCATAAGCGTTTGCATTATGGACAGAAACAAGAGTTTCGTTTACTTGCCGAGATCTTTGCTGATAACCCGATGCCATATCCGTACTATGTGGGTGCAAATGTACCTGCACAGATTATGGCACAAGACTTTGATGGGCGGGTTGACATTCTTCCCGTTAGCGATCCGTCCATCTTCTCCATGTCACAGCGTCTGTCACTGGCTCAGACGCAGCTACAGCTGGCTCAAGCTGCTCCGCAGATGCATAACCTCTATGAGGCTTATCGGCGGATGTACGACGCCCTAGACGTCAAGGATATAGACAATATTCTGCCTCCACCACCGCAGCCACAGCCTGTTGACCCGGCTACAGAGAATGCGAACGTAGTAAAAGGTATGCCACTGCAAGCGTTCCCACAGCAGGATCACGAGTCACACATCATGGCACACGCACAGATGATGTCCTCACCTGCCTTGGCTGCTAATCCGCAGGCGATGTTACTGTTGCAATCACACCTGCAAGAGCACGTTGGTATGCTGGCACGGGATCAGGTTGGTAAGTTCTTCCAAGAGGCTGCTATGGCTGCTCAACAAGCTGGCGAACCTGTACCACAGATTAACCCTGACTTGATTGAGTCTGCCGTTGCACAGCAGGTGGGCGAGATCATGAAGCAGGTTATGCCAATGATGCAGATGCCCCAGCAGCAAGATCCACTTGTTGCTATCCGACAGCAAGAGCTTCAAAACGACACAATGGAACTTCAGCGTAAGTCTATGAACGATCAGATGGACTTCCAGATTGATCAGGCTAAGTTGCAACAGGCTTTTGATCTGGCGCAACAACGGATGAAGATGCAAGAACAGATTGCTGACGACCGAGCTGACGTAAACATCTATCGTATCAATATGGCTGCCGCGCAGAAGAGGCAGTGATGGAGAACTTCAAGCTACCCATCGCGCTTGTAGTAGCAATGATACTACAGATATCTGGTGGTGTGTGGTGGGTCAGCCAACAGGCGCAGACGATATCACAGCTTGAAGAGACTGTTTCGCAGATGTCTAGCCGCATGGCTATTGAAGATCAGGTAAACTTACGGCGTGACGTTACACAGAACTCAAAAGATATTGATGAGTTGTGGGAAGAACTTGAGGACATAGCAGCAGACACGCTGCATGAACGGGTGTCAGTTCTTGAAAAAGAATTAGAGTTTTATGACAGATACTTTGACCCCAGAGGGGAGTTTAGGCCGTAATGGAATGGTGCATGTCTTCCTACTTCTCGTCTACGTCGGAACTGGGGACAGTCGTTACCTCGCTAGTGGAGACATGTATTTCAGGAGTATTACGGACTGCAACTTCTATGCCGCTGAAGTGTCAAGACGTTATGGAAGCTACACCTATCGTGATTGGATGGATGAACGAGATCGTGTTACCGCATATTGCGTACCTAAGTTCTTGAAGAAAGGCACGGTGGAGGTGTACTAAAATGTTGGCAGAATTAGCGGCTGCCAATGCAGCCTTCAGCGTCATAAAGTCCGCCGTGCAGAATGCAGGTGATATCGCCAAGGCTGGTAAGGCTATTGGCGATTTTGTTAATGCGAAGGAAGAACTGCGTGTTCGCGGCGAGAAGAAAAGGCAAAGTGTCTTTGGTGGCAACGACATTGAGGAATTCTTTGCGCTTGAGCAGATTCGTCAGCAGGAAGAAGATCTGAAGCAATTGATGATATACGCAGGTCGTCCGGGGTTATGGAATGACTGGCAAAAGTTTCAGGCTGAAGCACGAAAGGCTAGGCAGGAAGCTATTCAAGAGGCACAGCGTAAGCGACAGCAGAGGCTGGAGATTATGGTAATTGCTGGTGCTTTAATTCTGGGAGCGAGTGTGCTAATATTGTTAGCGTATTTCTTCGTATGGAGTGTTAGAAGCTAATGTGGCAATCACTTATCGGGCCTGTTACAGGGCTGCTTGATCAATTTATTGAGGACAAAGACCAGAAGGCACGGTTGGCGCACGAGATTGCGACGATGTCTGAGAAGCATGCTCAAGAGCAGGCTATGGGTCAGTTGGAAATCAACAAGGCTGAAGCACAGCATCGGTCTATCTTTGTGGCGGGATGGCGCCCCTTCCTTGGGTGGGTGCTATCTTTTGCGATGGCATGGCATTTTGTCATTGCCCCATTTATTATTTTTGGCGCTGGTATGGCTGGCATGGAACTTCCTGAACTCCCTGTGTTTGATATGGACAGCCTGATGACTGTTCTGCTCGGCATGCTCGGGCTTGGTGGTTTGAGAACCGTGGAAAAAGTAAAAGGCATAACCAAGTGAGCGCGGAGCAGGTACTGAAATGGAAGATACTACCGAGATTCATGATGTTCGTAATGACGGTGATGTACATTCGCGTGATCGAGTGGGGGATGACTCTGGACGACTTGAGCACCCAGCAGAGCGCGATGATATCAGTGGTCAGCGGAGCAATGACGGGTGCATTTGCGGTATGGCTCGGAAGCGAGAAACGGTGATATTTGATATGTTTGCGCTAACAACAGCTGAACAGGCCGCTGAAAATAGACGCCGAGCAAACTGCGCTTGTAATAAATAAGGAACATAGCCATGCCTATGACAGCCAAAGGCGCGAAGATTATGAAGGCCATGCAAGAAGAGTATGGTAAAAAGAAGGGAAAAGAGGTATTCTATGCCTCTAAGGCCAAAGGCAAGATCAAAGGTGTGGAGAAAAAACGTGGCACGACCAAGAGTAAATCAGTTCGCAGACGACCTCGGAATAAGTCGACGCGAAGCGCTTAGTTTAATGAACCAAGGTCGTCGTCGCAATGACGGCGGTGCAGCAGTATTGGAGAACAATATGAATAAGATGAAGGGTTACAAACAAGGTGGATCCAACGAAGTTCCACTTCCGAAAAAGAAACCAGCTGAACCAAAGCCCAAACTCACTGACAAAGAAAAGGAAGAGCTAGAAGCGTTGGGCTACGGCGACAAGCCTCCTTACTATAATACACTTCCTCTTGACATGGATACGAAACCTAACCCAGAGGGGGCTCCCCAAACGCTACCTCGTAAGACGGGAAGAACAGCGGGAAAAAGCGCCCCCGTCGAAAAAGGATATGAAACCTATGCTTCTGGCGGCTCGATGAAAGTCAAAGGCTACAGCGGCGGCGGGATGAATTGTCGTGGTGCAGGTAAAGCCATTCAAGGCACTAAGTTTCGCGGAGTTAGGTAATGCCAAGAGGTTTCGAGGGCGAAAGAGAAAGCCAACGAGCCAACGATCCGACGGGTGGTGGCTTCGGCGGCATGGGTCAAGCAAGTCGTGGCACACGCGGCATGGATCGTGCAGCACTTGAT